GGAATATCGCATAAAACCGGGTGACACACAACAGTCTGTTGTAAAGTTTTTCAAGGTTCCGGAATCTAGAGTAAAGCGGGCTGGAAAGTTTGCCCCAAATAAGAGAATCGTCTTCAGAGCCAATGTATTCAGTCACAAGCGTGGGTGGGCTACAGGTCCACTTCTGACTGATGCAAAGGGAAAGGCTATTACTGATCCCCGCAAAGCTTCTAGGAACTACCCTGGGCTAAACTATGAACGCTACTGTAGTTCATTCTGCGTCAAGGACAAGGGAATCAAAGTCGGAAAGACTCACCCCAAGGTCCGCCAAAAGACTGTCTAAATCTAGAGTGTTTTCAACATCAAAAGACATGTCAAATATATCCATTATGTTAAAAATCGCCCCACTCCCCAATGACACAGTGTTGGACTCCGCTGTGTAATTGTTATGAACTGTAACAGTCACTTTAAACTGCGAAACGTCAAATACTTTTCTACAAAGTGGGCAAGTATTCTTACCTTTACTCTTCCATTCCTCTAGACAGTGCGAATGGAACATATGCCCACAGCGGATCGGAGGATTAGTCCTCGTCGATCTCACATCATTGAGACATATGGCACATGGCGACATTCTAGAGTATGGTTTTAAAGTTTTTATGCGAATTTACCTCACACATTTAGTAAATCTTGGACATATCAGTGAATTGATCGCAGCTATCACACTTACCCCTGGAATTTTCGGGCAACTTGTTGAGAAGTTCTGGACCATTCTTTTGGAGAAGTTGACGGTAAGAATAGTTGTCTTCAAAGGAAATACCGTTTTGCTTCATAATGTAGTTGTTTGTAAGTTGGGCTGAAGAGCTGATGGTAAAGCATCGACCGTCGGCCATTCCAAGTCGCTGAGACATTTTGTTACTGTAACATTAGAAATTAATTTGCCTGTTAGTAATTGTTTGGACCCAAGAATTAAATCCCTTTTCCTTGAGGAATTCAACCATGGATTCACATTTGTGTCCCAAAAATACATTGAAGATATCAGTCTCTTCTGTTCGGGATACCCTAATCTGAGAATCCTCATTGATGTGTTGATTGATGATGTTGTAAGCAAAAGCAATTTCCTTCAGTGTTTCCGCTCCAGTAATAATAATTTTTCCAGTTGAAAAAATACTTGTAGTAATTTCTTTCATGTCTTGTGCCGGCTGAAATTTTATTTTCACGGCACTGTATCTGTCAGGTTCAAAGGAAACCTTGAATACATCTGGGTGATTCTCAAAATGTTGGGCAACTCTCATAAGGTTGATGTTGTAGTTCAAACTAAAGTTGGAATTGATCATGACAACCCGAAAAGAGTCCACTGGCATTTGAATTTTCATACCCAAAAACGTCTTGAAAATATACGTCAACTGTGTAATAATACGCTTACAATCAAAAAGATCACAGCAACCGGCAACTTGAATAGATCCATTTGGAAACACCTTCACAGACTTTGTACTGTAATTGTCGTGATAAGTGAGTGTGACTTGATTGTAAAAAGTTGTGGGTTTCAATTTCCATTCAAATCCACCCTCATTTTTGGAATTTGCGCGTCTCAATTTAAAGGATTCCAATTTTTCAAACACGTGACGAAGTTTTTTAATGTCAATTTCTTGAACAAAACTCGACACCATGGTAATCGTCGTAATTTTTATCCACGAGGGTCTCGTTTCCTCTGGTAATTCATTTCTAAACTTATCAACTGTGAGAAGATAAGAAAAGCTGTTGTTGGCTATAGCCGAATACATATTTTCACTCTCTTAAATGTGGCCTCTCGTCTTTATTTGGTTTTTAAGTTGAGACTTACGACTTAGGTTTGCTTAGAGAATAAAAGCTAGTTTTACTAAATGACGTCTTTCATTAAATCGGCGAATGCCGTATACGACATTGATTCTGGACTAGACTACATTGAAATTGAATATGAAAGATTTGTCAAGGGGAAGGGATACATGACATATATGGACTACATAAACACCAAACCACTCGCGGATTGGACCATTATCAAGTCAAAGACACAATCAATACCATATGAAAAGTTTTTAGATACTATGTGTGAAAAAACGCTAGAAGTTAGACAAAAAATGGCCGAACTCGCAATTGAAAACATCATTGCCAATAAACAAACAGTACAAACTTATATTAGAGCTGCGCATGCTTCTAAAATTCTAGATCCCACATTCCAACCACCACATATCAATGTTAAAAGTGCTTGGCAGAGAGAGTTTATTAAAAAGTTTTGTGAAGATACATTGTTGGATTTGATTCAAAGAACCGATAATATTTCTAGACTTGAATATTTCTTCAGCGTCTTGCATAATATAGGATTGTAAAGAATACGATGAGAATTATGATCCAACCGGCCAATGAAAAACGTGGTTTATTGGCGACACCTATACGAACATATCTGTTCGTGGCGTCTTTATTAACAAAACCAACATCTATGTTTCTACGTGGGTGAAGAGGTCTAGATAAAGAGCATTCTTCGTAACTCTTCTTACATAACGCATAGTCGCAGAACACACTTTTTGTTGGACCTTGAATACCGGGTTCTTCCTGCGTTCTAGAAAAGTCCGCAAAATCACCTGTCTGTCCCACACTCCCTGGAAGGGAGAAATCATGTGAGACAAATGGGTTCACATCATTGATAGCATCTTCATCTTTGAGCATAAATTTACTCATAATTAATATTATCGAAGATTATATTTTTTAGTCTTCATTTTGAATTTGTGTTCTTCCCACATTTTATCTAGATCCACATCTAACATATGTGCCAGTTGAAATAGATAACTGAAAACGTCACCCATTTCCATCATGACGTCGGTTCCACGCTCCTTTTTCAGACCAGTCTTCTTATACGTTTTCTTGTATTGACGAATCGCAGAAGCAAGTTCTCCGAATTCTTCGGTGAGAAGTAACCAAACTGTATCTACAGCGGCTCTGTCCCAGCCTTTAGATTTGCATACTTTTTCTGTTTCTGTCTTGTAATAATTCAAGCTCATCTTACAAGTGTTGCGTTTCTAAACTTTAATTGATACCAATCTTGTTATTTTTATCTATTTTGTTACCGTAGGTACTCGTGTTTTTTGGAAGATCCAGGGGAGAGCTAATAGTTTCTATTTCTTTGATGTATGTCATATATTGAGAAACTCCCGTTTTTATCTGAGACAGGGCAGTTTCAATGACGCGAGCATTCATAGACCGAACTTGATCGTTTACGTTTTTAAAGTGGTCACCGGAATTGTTAATAAACACAACTCTCATGATACCGTAAAGATCATCTGGGTTTTGATTGTCGATCGCAATTCCAGTCTTGTTTTTGAATGCTTGACGAATTCCACGCTGGAGAAGATTTTGGTTGAACTCAGAAAAGAACAGGGTGTTGAGTGGAGTCTCACACTGCTTCATAGAATCGAGGTGAAGATTGTCACACATTTAATATATCCTCCGAAAAAAAAACTGTGTGTAAATACTAAATGTTAAACATGGCTGACTTTGATAAGGTGTTCGCTCGCAAGCCTTCCAACCTGGAAGAAATTCCTTGCAAACCACCAGCCTGCTTTATTGGTTCTTACGCTCCAGTCAGCAAGCCGGGTGAGGAAGGTAGATTCAACGTGAACACATACCTTCTCCAATCCAACCGAAAGATGGAAACCGTGGGTACAGTTCCAGTACGAAGTGGCGATCTTGAAAAGTGCCGCAAGTAAGTTAAAAATAAAACAAGTAGTTTAATTAGTAAACCGTGATGAGAGTCACAAAACGTTCCGGTCGTATTGAAGACATGAAATTTGATAATGTCACCAATAGGATCAAAAAGTTAACATATGGCCTCTCTGAAAATTGTGATTCTTCCAAAGTTGCGCAGCAAGTGGCATCTTCCCTCTATGATGGTATCACCACACAAGAAATAGATACACTTTCTGCTGAAATTTGTATCGGAATGATCACGACCGACCCCGATTATGAAATTCTTGCAACTCGTATTACAGCTAGTAATATTCAGAAGGTGTGCCCCAACAATTTCTACATGGCGATGAAAAAATTAGCAAAAGCTGGTATCGTTACAAATGAAGTTGCTGACATTGCTGGACGTGTAAAAGACGACATCGTCACAAAGAGGGATTATGACTTTGGTTATTTTGGTCTCAAAACACTCGAAAAGTCGTATCTTCAGAGACTTGATGGTATATTGATGGAAACGCCACAATATATGTTCATGAGAGTTGCTATCGGTATCCACGGTGATGACGTTCCCGCTATCATAGAGACATATGATAAGATGTCACAAGGCCTTTTTATTCATGCGACACCAACTCTGTTCAACGCAGGTACTCCAAGACCACAAATGTCCAGTTGCTTCCTTATCGCAAACAAGGAAGACTCCATCAATGGTATTTACGGAACTCTCACAGAGTGTGCCCAAATTTCTAAATGGGCTGGTGGTATCGGTATGCACATTCATGATGTAAGAGCCAACAAGTCTCGTATTAGAGGTACAAATGGACAATCAGATGGTATTATCCCCATGCTTCGTGTATTTAATTCTACTGCGAGGTATGTAAATCAGGCTGGTCGTAGAAAGGGATCTATCGCGGTGTATCTCGAGCCATGGCACGCAGACATTATGGAGTTCCTTGAGTTGCGTCTCAACCAAGGTGACGAGGAGGCAAGATGTCGCGACCTCTTCTCCGCCCTTTGGATTCCAGATCTATTCATGAAGCGGGTTGAAGAGGGTGGTCAATGGTCTCTTTTCTGCCCAGACAAAGCACCCGGTCTTTCCGATGCAATTGGTGAGGAGTTTGAAGCTCTCTACACAAAGTATGAAGAAGAGGGTCGAGCTAATGCTACCGTACCAGCCACGGAGGTTTGGAAGGCAATCCTCAAGTCACAAACCGAAACGGGTACTCCTTACATGCTTTACAAGGATGCATGCAACAAGAAGAGTAACCAAAAGAATTTGGGTGTGATTAAGAGCTCCAATTTATGCACGGAAATTATAGAGTACACAGATAAGGATGAGACGGCTGTTTGCAATCTGGCGTCGATCGCCCTTCCAAAATATATCGATCAGGAAACTTGCACATTTGATTATGAAAAGCTTCACGAAGCAACAAAGGTTGTTACTAAAAACCTAAACAAAGTTATTGACAGAAATTTTTATCCGGTTGAGACTGCTAGAAAATCAAACATGAGACACAGACCAATTGGTCTCGGTGTCCAGGGTCTCGCCGATGTATTTATTTTGAGGCGTATCGCATTTGATTCCGAGGAAGCTAGAGAAATTAACGCGCGTATTTTCGAGACAATGTACCACGCAGCTTTGGAGGCAAGCTGTGAATTGGCCGAGGTACATGGTTCTTACGAAACATTTGAGGGATCTCCCGCGTCGAAGGGTATTCTTCAGTTTGATATGTGGGACGGTGAGACAAAGCTTCATTATGATTGGG